AGCCACTTTAGAGGTGAGCGAAGACGATACAGATAAGAAAGAAGAGTCTGAAGATAAAAATGACGCTCAAAAATCTAAGAAGAATCCAAAGTGGGATTGGGAGTCAAAGGGAGCTTCTGGATTTATCGCTTGGATCAAAGAGCGCGTGGATGATGTACCGCGACACTCAGGTTACGATTCCGCTGGATTAGAAAGAGCTATTTCTTATTTAAACAAATTAGATGCGGAAATTTCTAAGGCAATGCGTATGGATGTTGACGGTGAGTTAGACGCAAATAAAATTGAAGCAGTGCGATCTCAGATTGATGATGGTGTTGCTAGACTTCAAGAAAGAGTAAAGAAAGTTAACAAGCAGAGAAAAGGTAAGTCAAAGAAATCTGAGTTAGAAGTACATGAAATTATAAAAGAAGCGCAGAAGGTTACTGGAGTAAAGGGAATTTATGTTACAGTTCCTTTATTGATCTCAGGATTGGCGCGTACGCTTGTAAACGGTACGGTTTCTGCCGGTCATGATATTGAAGAGATGGAAGGTAAGCTATCAAAGAAGTTTAAGTTAGATGATCGTGAAAGATTTGAGTTAAGACAATTATTATTTGACATGGGTTATCCAATGCGTGCAGATTTTGGATATATGCCAGAAGAAGACGTGGACACCGCTTCATCAGATAACTTTAATTGGTCAGCAAATTATGCAGGATAATAATGTCTAAGTACTATCGAAATCAACCAGTAATTTCAAGAAACGCTGATGAATTCATTGAGGAAGATCATTGGCTAAAAGCGTTTGAAAGAAATCTACAAAAGGGTGCCGTGCAGACAAGAGAGCAGGTATCTTTATTTGATCAGATTAATTCTGTTATGAATAGTAATTCTAAATATCCTTCTGTAGAAGCCGCTGTAAAAGATATGCAGGAAAGAAGTGGATTAATTGCTTATATTAATAAAATGAGCAAAGTGTCTAATAAGAAAGTTGCAGCGAATGAACAATCTTCTGATACTTTGTTTGCAAAATGCCCTGATATTAAAAGAACCTTAGAAAACTATGTAAAGTCAATGAAAGGTTATGAATCTGTTCCTGCTATTGTTTCAAAGATTAAATCGATTCATCAAAATGATGTGGATTCTTCGTTTTGGGATAACAAAGATTTAATTATATTTATTAGTAAATTAAATGGCGATGAGAAGAAAAACAATGCGGATACTGATCTTAATTATTCGCAATTAGGAAATCGAGAGAACGATTCGTTAGAAAGTGAAGACCCGTCCAATAGGGATGCTTTCCATGCCCTGACGCCCACGAAATACTAATTATATTACATAGTGATATGCTAGAGAAAGATAAAGATAAGAATAAGGAATTATTTCATAAATTAAGAAGTTCTTTATTAAACATTGATCCTGTTAATTTTTGTGAGACGTATTTAACTCTTGATGGTAAACCATTTCGTTTGCACAATAATGGGTATAAACCTTTTTCTGACATTTATCGTTACATAGGAATTAAAGCATTAGAAGAAAATTCAAAACCGGTTATTCTTGTTAAAGGTCGTCAGGTTGGTGCTACTACTATGGCGAGTGCTTTAGAGATGTATTTTATGGGTTCTGGTTTGTTTGGAGTTGAAGGTAAAGCGCCAATTCGAGTTATTCATGCATTCCCTCAATTGGAACTGGCTGAGGCGTATTCAAAGACAAAACTAAGTCAAATGATTATGTCGTCCATGCCAATGGAAGATACAGATAAAAGACTTGGAAAACCTAAGTCTATTATGCAGTCTTTGTTAGATCCAACAAGCGCTACAAACGATTCTTTACGATTTAAACAGTTTATAGGTGGCAATCACTTGTGGATTGAATCTACGGGATTAAATGCAGATCGTATTATCGGCAGAACGGCTGATGTAATCTTTTTTGACGAGTCTCAAAAAATAACAAGTCAGGCGATGGGAAATGCATTAAAGATTCTTTTTACTGCAAAATATGGTAAGCAGAGCAAAGGTGTTCAAATATTTTTTGGTACTCCTCGTCGTAAAGGGTCTGACTATTATAAAATGTGGATGGCTTCTTCACAACAGTATTATTATTTAGGTTGTGAAAATTGTAAAAAACATTTTCCTTTATATACACCAGAATCAGATGATTGGGAGAAAATTTGGTTATACGAATATGTTGTAAAGTGTACGCATTGTAATCACGAACAAGATAAGCGTTTAGCTGCAGAGCGTGGCAAATGGGTAGCTTTAAAAGATCATGACGATGAAGATTGTAAGATGATTGGCTTTCATATTAATCAATTATATATGCCTCATATTACAAAAGAGAATATATTGAACGAAAAACCTGGCAGCCATCCAGTAAATACAGAAAGGGTTTTTCAAAATGAAGTTCTTGGGGAATTTTTTCAGGGCGATACCAGCCCGATTACAATTGAAGAAATTAGAGAAAATTGTGCAGATGTAGAAAGAAAATTCAGAGCTAGAATTACTCCTGGAGAGGAGCAGATTGTTGTTCTTGGAGTTGACTATGGTCAGAGAGCAGACTTGGAACAACTTGCCGATCCAGAGCATAATAAATCGGGACAATCCTATAGTACTGCTGTTGTTCTGGCAGCGAAGGGACCTGGACTTCTATCAATTGAGTTTGCAACGAAATTCAAGCGTAATGATATGGAAAGTAAGAAAAGCTTAATCGATCAGATTATGCGTAATTATAGCATACAATTGGCAATTGGTGACATTGGTTATTCTAACGATTTTTCGTTTATGATGCATTCTGCATATGGCGATCGTTATATTGTTTCGCGCGCACATAACAAAATTAATGATCATATAAAGTATAATCAAGATGCATTTCCAAAGGAATTAATTTTTGAAAGAGACTATTATATTGGTGAGATGTATGAGCAGATGAAGAAGGGACAGATTCGATTTCCATTTGGTGCGTATGAACAAGTTGCATGGTTGATTGAGCATTGTACAAATATGGAAATTAAACCTTCTATTTCAAGAAGTGGCGCAGATCCAACTGTCCATTATGTTAAAGCAGGCCCTAATGACGGTGCGATGGCATTGCTAAATGCATATTTAGCGTATAAGTTTTTGGTTACGAAGGCGTTTACTCTTAAAAACCCTATTTCTCAGGAACATCAATTCATTCATAAAAATAAAGTTCTTGCGGTTACTGGATACATTTCCCGTAGAATGTGATATTTTAGTATATGATAGATATATTTGATATATTATCTATATTGCATAGTATCAAAATGAGGTTTTATGTCCAGTTATACTCGATCCAGATCTGAACAATATTTAGCAAATAGACCGACTGTACCTCAAGTAAGTGCTTTGATGGCAAATGGTGTTTCTGGTTTTCGAAGAGACATGTTGGCTATGGAAGTTGAGAACGGTTTCTTTAGGGATGGTTCAGGTCCCGCTTCTAGAGACGATTTAACTCCTAACTCTTTTGTTTCGGCGTCTGTGGGGTTTTCGAAGCAAGCACAGGTAGTGAGTAGTTCAGGTGGTACATTTAGGGGCGGCTCAGGCGATTCTGTTAAGCAGACACCTGAAGTTTACTCTCCGCTTTGGCTAAATAGTAATCTTAATCTTCCACGTGATAGGGCAACGATTAATGCGTGGTGCCGAAGCTTTTATGCATTAAACCCATTTGTTCATAATGCGATTAGTCTGCATAGCACTTATCCTGTTAGTAAATTAAATATTAAATGTCCGAACAAAGACGTAGAAAAATTCTTTAACGATATGATTGAAGAAACTGATCTAATGAATCTTATTGTTCAAATTGGACAGGAATATTGGTTGTTGGGCGAGGCATTTGTTTATGCGGAGCTCGACGAGAATAAGGGTAAGTGGAGCCGCTTTATGATTCAGAATCCTGATTATATGGTCGTAAAGCGTACTGTTATCGCTAGTGAACCCATCATCATGCTTCGTCCAGACGAGAACCTTAAGAAAATTGTCTTCTCGAGTCGACCAAGTGATATTGAACAGCGCAAGCAGCTCAATCATTTAATTATTGATTCTATTAAGCGTGGAGAAAATATTCCATTAAATAATTTTAATGTCTCTCATTTAGCTAGACGTATTAGCCCTTATGAGATTAGAGGAACGGGTCTTCCTGTCTGTATTTTTAGACAGCTTATGCTTTTTGACAAACTTCGCGAATCTAAATATGCTCAAGCGGATAATATGATTAATCCCTTGACATTGGTTA